ACTGGTACAGTATTGGAGGGTTCTTTGGCCGATTATCTTGGTGTTCCTCCCGGTACTTATGAAACCCCGATTCGTATATCTGCGCTTCCGTTTGCTGCTTACTTGTTGGTGTATGATGAATATTATCGTGATCAGAATTTGCAATCTCCTAAGTTTGCAGACCTCATTCCTGGTGATAATGACTCGCTTTCTGAATGGCTTTCTAATCCACCTTTAAAACGTGCTTGGGAGCATGACTACTTTACGGCCAGTCTACCTTTTGCACAAAAAGGTGATGCTGTGCAGTTGCCGCTCACTAATACTGACGATTTGACAGTGGAATATCAATTCCGTACAGGTGGCGAAAACCAAAATACTGGTACTTTCCGCAATGCTGGTGACGGTTCTGCAAATACTGAAATTGGCGCTCTTAATTCTACCTCCGGCCCTACTCCTTTGGCTACTGGTATGAGTGTTTCCGGCGAAAATGTTGCGTATGACCCTAACGGCACATTGGTAGTACCTTTACAGGCTGAGGCCGTCGACATTAATACTGTTCGTCGCGCTTTCCGTTTACAAGAATACCTTGAACGCCTTGCCCGTGGTGGTACTCGTTATACCGAATACCTCAAATCCATGTTTAACGTATTCAGTTCTGACGCTCGGCTGCAGCGCCCTGAATTCATTGGTCGTAATATCCAAAACATGGTGATTAGCGAAGTATTGAGCCATACCGAAACGCTTGATCCTGATACATCGGCTAAAGAACCCTCCAATACTGTACCAGTAATTTGAATATAGGGGGCTTCGCCAACGTCAGATTTATTAGTAATCCAATCTTGCCATTCAGGCCAAAGAATGCGATTTGGAACGAAATAGTAGTCAGTGGTTACCTTGATTTTGTGCATCACAGGTGCAATAAGCGGAGCAAAACGGAGCATATTTGCGACGCTAATGTTCCATTTATCACCGGGTAAGCATTCCTGTATGGTAGTGGGTACGAGTTCCCCCATACTAAACGATAACTTATTATCGTGGGATAGATTAAATCGGGAAGAAGGCACAGCGGACAACTTCACCGAATTAAAAATGTTAAGGCCTTTCTTTGCCATGTTAACGTTATTTATATGGGGTGACAAAAGCCACCCCACAATGAAAAAATAATTACATACGTATGCCGCCACGGCTGACATAGTACGAACGTTTAGTGCGGCCACGGCCGCGACGCCGAGAACGGCGGCGAGATTTGCGGTACTTCATAAATCGAGTGTGGTTTGTACCCAGCGCGGTATGGGCGCTGGTTTCTTATTAGGACCATATACAAACTCCTCATACCAACGTCGTGCAGCAGCATGGACAGGCACACCACGGAGAAAATAAGGGCGATACATGGATATTTTAAAAGGCTTGTTAAAGGTGTAAGATTCATGTGATGAGCCTTTAAGAACCTTGCGAAGCCAAACACTATATTCTTTATTAATAAGCATATTTAGCGACGATAATTTAACGGGCTTTTACCCTGTTGTGAAAGAAAAGCGGCAACAAGACGTTGCCAAAGTTCATCTTGACGGGTTACCCCGGAACGATTGAGCATAATTTCAAACTCACGAAGTCGACCGTCTTGTTTCATGAGTTTAATTGTTTCCTGTGTCTTTTTAATTTCCCAGTCGGTACGCTCGCGACCTTGCTGCATATTGAGTATGCGTTCGGCAGCTTCGGACACAGTGGTAGACAATGCGACCTCACGGCGCACGTTTTCAGATATCATGTTATCATTTGTAATAGTACGACCGCGGAGAGATTCGCGGCGATAGTCACCGGAGTACATTTTGTCCAACTGGTAGTCTAATCGAGCACGATCCATTTGTATGGTTTTCATTTCGGCATCCTTTTGCAGGTTGTCATTCTGCCAACTCATGTTATCCAATTGAGCCTTTTTAATTTCAAGGTTGTACATTTGTTCGAGTGCAGGAGGAACATTACCCAGACCAGCATCAAAGCGGGAAGATTCAAACTGCGGACGTTTAGGGTCTGGAGAAGAAAGTTGAATAGCATTACCGGGATTACCCTGACTGTATATAAGATTAGGATTAAGCCCAGCGGCTTGAAAGCGTTTCATTTGCTCCTGGGGACTGTTATATGCATTTTGCATATGCCAGTATTCAAGGTTGTCTTGTGTCTGCCGGTCGTACATTTGTTCCGACCACTTGCGGGACTGACGGTTTTCAAAGGCAGTATTCATAGCACTAAGAAAACCGCCGATCGGGGCGGTAATAAGTCCGGCAGCACCGGGTGAGATAGGCATAACTTTAAAGTTATTTGTATGTTCGTTACCGAACAGAGTTTTTGAAAAAAAACTAATTGTGACGCCTCGTGTACGGTTGAAGGCCTCGCACGGCCTTCTTAGGTTTGCTCGCTTCGCTTCGCACTACGTTTGTCGCTTGCTTCACTGCACATAGGTACGGCCTTTTGTTCGGTTTTCAACCCCTCGGTGTCACTTAGCAATAATACATCAAGTAAGATTATTGCTTAGCGGCTGATATTCAGCCTTTTATGTATTTGTTAACGTAGTGTTAACGTAGACGGGCAGGCCTACGGCCACCCGCGAAACAGTACAAACCCCAGCTCCTTGCGTCGCGGGCCTTGCACTGTTTACGCGGGTTTATCCGTCGGGATTGGACTACTGCGGCACAGGTGCAGAGGGTTGCGGCGCAGGGGGTTGCGGCGCAGGGTTGCCGGGTAAAGGTGGGGGCGCAGGAGGTTGCGGTGACGGACCGGGACCACGTTTACGGGCCTTTTGAATATCCTCAATGGATTCGCGTATGTTTCGGGCCATCATAAGTTGGTCCTGTTTGTCCATGCGGTCAATTTCATGGGGTATATCATCTGGCACACCCCATTGCGCCTCATAGCGTTCGACATGGTCGCCACGTACATAGCGGTCGAGTAATTCACGCATTTGCAGGGTCATGCCTGGAACAGTTTCGGAGGGTAAAGTACATTTTTCTACCTCCTGGACGTAAGACGCCCGATTAAGATAAGTCATATGTCACGATCTTTTTGTGTGAGATAAAAATTTTTGTTGCGCTGACTCTTGGCAGATTCAGCCCAACGTTCATAAATTAAACCAGTACCGGAATACATACGTTCAATGTTAAGCCGCTGCTCATAGTCGGCACGCTCAACGGCATTTTGGATGATAACAATCTGTTTAAGGCGGTCATCCGGTGAATATATAATATTCCGATAGTAACGGGGCAAAGCGATACGATAACCGCCCTGTTTTGTCAGATAGTTGCGCGTCAGGTCTTCGTTGTGATAATCAACAACTTCCTGTGTAATATAATTCGCGCCAAGAGCTTGTGATGAAGTCGAAAATTCATTTTCGCGGTCATCGCGGGCATGTTTACGAGAACGCGGTTTATCGATATACTTCATACAGTAAGCTATACTGTCACCAGTAACTGAACCTACGTGTAAAGTTCCAAGCTGATGCCCGTATGGCGACCATGCATCAGCGTAATATTGAGAGTCAGGCACACCAAAAACAATGGCGTGGTAATGCGGGCGCTTATTCTTAGTTCCATATTCGCCAACGAGGTAATACTTAATGTTAAGTTCGGGGTGAGCCTTGCGAAGGCGTTTCCAGAAATCCTGTGTATCCTTTTTGCGCAAGGTCATAAAACCGTTATCGCTAATAGGGACATGATCAGTATCATAAGTAAGAGTGATAAAATGGCTAACAGTATGCCTTTTTTCCTCTTGCATAAGTCGGAACACCCATGAATTGACACGTTCAAGCTTACACGGCGGACACTTGCCGCAACGAACAGGAACACGGTCGCCAGTACGAGCATTAACAAAGAATGGGTCATCGCATTTCATTATATTGTCGGAGTGCCAAAACGCGGAAGCTTACGACGAACAGTAAGTTCGTTCATAACATGCGCATAAATATGATCCTGATTAGATTCAGCGACTGCAAATATGTCGCGGCGCGGGTTGCATTCAATAAATTCCTCATTAAGTGCCGGGTCGCCTGATTCGATAGAAAAGCGACGTCCTAAATGCCAGAAAGCAAGAGAGGAGCGGAATTGTCCGGCCACGCGATCATTAGCAAATTTGTATTCGGCATAACGCGGAACGTAGCCGAAAGTGCGTTCAGGGTCGCCGGGAGTAAATACGAAAATTTCCTTTTGCTTGACTTCCTGTTCGCCAATATTGGCGAATATGGGGTTAGCATAATCAAGCGGATCAAACCGGGTGAGCATTTTGTGCAAACCATCCTGATAAGCGGTTGAGGGCTGCACATTGATAATACCAATAATAAAACCGTGTTCCTCACAATAAAACGAACCGTTAAAGCCACCACCTGCAGAAATACCATGTCCGGCCATTTGGCCGACTGGGTTGGCAAGTGAGGATGTATCAGGATCAAGCGTTTCGGTATGGCTCAATACTTCACTAATCACCATGTTTTGGATATTACGGCCGATGAATTCAGGACGTTGCAGTCGAGCGTCAGAACTGAATACGTTAAACATGGATTTGAGATATTCAGTATAACGAGTACCGCCCCGGGCGAGGCGTTCAAGGTATTCTTGTAGACGGAAAGCACGACGAACAGTATTAATGTCGACAGCCTCAGCCTGTAAAGGAACTACCAATGTGCCATTAGGGTCATACGCAACATTTTCACCACCAACACCCATACCAGTGGCCAAAGGAGTAGGCCCGGTTGAGGAATCTACGTTACCAACTTCGGTATTAGGTGAACCGTCAGCAGCATTACGGAAAGTACCAGTATTTTGATTCAGGCCGCCAGTGCGGAATTGATATTCCACCGTCAAGTCGTCAGTATTGGTAAGCGGCAACTGCACAGCATCGCCTTTTTGTGCAAAAGGTAAGCTGGCGGTAAAGTAGTCATGCTCCCAAGCACGTTTGAGCGGTGGATTGGAAAGCCATTCAGAAAGCGCGTCATTATCGCCGGGAATAAGGTCTGCAAACTTGGGAGACTGCAGGTTCTGATCGCGGTAATATTCGTCATAAACCAACAGGTAAGCGGCGAACGGAAGCGCAGATATACGAATCGGGGTTTCATAAGTACCGGGAGGAACACCGAGGTAATCAGCCAAAGAACCCTCCAATACAGTACCAGTAATTTGAATGTATGGAGCCTCGCCAACGTCAGATTTGTTCGTAATCCAATCTTGCCATTCAGGCCAAAGAATACGATTTGGGACGAAATAGT